CGATATTGTACCACTTGGAAATGGTAGTAGAGAAATCCTTGTCAGTGATCGGCCCCTGCAGGATATAGGATTGGTAGAGGCTGCTGAGAACATCGTATTCCGTAAATAGATCCGTGTATTCTTGGATATCAACTTTTTCCTGCGAGGTCAGAACCCTATCATAGATACGGAAATCATCAATCAAAAAGTCGCCAGGTGATGCTCCGCCATTTGCCGCAATATCAAAAACCAATGTGTCAATATTCGAAAGGTCGTAGTCAGAAACCAGGGTAACTGACTCCTCTACACCATCAACCCAAAACTCAACAAGGCCATTGGGTGCAGTCAATGTGACAAACACCTGTTGCCACTCACCGGCCTCTATCAGGTTGCTAGGCATTGAGTGATTATTCCCGGACATATTCCAGCGGAGTTTACCGACATCACCAACACCGCCACGAAATACCAGGGTGCCGCCCTTGAAAGTGTTTTGGTTACCAAGCTGAAAAACACGGGTGTTGTTCGTGAAGTTTCTCGCCCTGAGCTTAAAACCTACGGTCATTGGCGATGTTCCAACCTGTTCCACAATCGGAATATCTGCGACCTTGTCCAGACTGTCAACACCAACACCATCTTCGTTAAACTTGATACCGAGGCACTCGGGCGATGAAATACCTGAAACAATGTATGCGTCCATTGCACCGGCCTGGTCTGCAAGGTCGCTTGAATCCATCTTGTACCTGAGCAGGTAATCGGGCACGGGGTCCACTACACCGGCGAAACCGAAACGGTGCAACCATCTGTGATACATTAACGGATTCAATGACATGCTACTTATACGCTCCAGATTAGACGAGCTGTCCCGCTCTCTGTTATTGCTTTGAAGCCTTCTTCTGCTTCTCTTTTCCAGCGTGATGGAAGGTGTTGTGTAGAGACGCTTTCACCTGCTGCAATTCTGATGTCTTCAGTTGCTACCGGGTCGCCGTCCCAAGTGACATAGATATCGGTATCCGCGCTGATGTTCTGCATTACTATGTCTTCTTGGACACCTGGACCGAACAGAGCGGAAGCCGTTGTCGTGACGTCAACGTATCCTTTGTTTGCCATATCGTTTTCCCTTTCAGTTGAGAATTAAAGCCTTGAGGGTGAAGAGGTCCAAACACCCCCAAGGCAATGCGCTAAGCGCCAGGATGCTTAAACAGCAGTCTGCTTTCTACCGACGGCAATGGCTGCCCGACGGTAAACTGGGGAAGTTCCACCAGCTGTGTCAACGTAGCGGATATACTTGTCAACGCCGCGAGTGTCTACCTTGATTTCCTGGAAGGAATCAGTGGTTGTAACCTGCGTGATCGTTGCGCCAGAAACATCAGCCCAAGTTGAATCATCGGGGGAATCCTGAATCTTTCCGTCCAGGGTGGGAGTGGTTCCACTTACTGCATTGACAGAAACAGAAACCTTGATAGTTCCAATGTATTCGCTGATATCAACACCAGTACCGTCGACGGAAGCAGTGACTTCATCAGCTTGTGCGAGTTCGATCTGTTCCAATTCGCCTGCATATTCGTGCATTTTTCAATACTCCAATTATGTGTGTGTTAGAGGTGAGCTTGTGCTTTGCGGATCTCTTCAATCAGTTCTGCCTTCTTCATATTGCAAGGCAGTGATAGATTGCGTGCGAGAACCTTGATATCGCCCCACTTCATGGAGTCGAGCTGGTCGATATTCGCCGGAGACTCTTCAGTCTTTGGCTCTTCTTCCTTCTCTTCCTTTGGGGGTTCAACCTGTTTCAATGGTTCAACAACTTTTGCCGGCTTGTTGTCGCTGTCCTCTGATCTGGCAAGTCTTGCGTTGCCGGAAGCAAGCAGGAGATTACCAGCTGTGAGACTGACTTCATAAATACCGGTGTCGTTGTTTTCGTCCTCGCCTGGCAAGTATCCAACCTTACCGGGACCGATGACGCATTGTCTTAGCATTACAACTCTCATTCTCTAACCTCTTATTCTTGAATTAAGCCCGCCACCTAGACGGGCTCAGGGGGTACCGCTACTGATTCGCGGAATCAGTGGAAACACAAAGTGCTTCAGGATGACGGATAACCTGGTCAACCATCATTTCCAGCTGGATGTCAACGAGACCGTTGGCTTTGCTGGTATATGGGTCAACGATGATTGCAAGACCGGCCCACATGTGCTGGATGATGTCGCTCCAGTCTCCGAAGAATGCACGGTGTGCATAGGTTCCGGTTGCGGGGATCTGGTTTGATGCCATGGCACTGTATCCATTGACTTCGTTACCGGTCCAAATAAACTGGCCGCTGCCGGCGTCTTTGGATTTGGTCTTCCATTTGCCCTTGGATGCCGGGGAAGTAACATATCCCAGAGAACCCATGAGAGCGTTGGAGCTGTCAACGTTGCTTTCCATCTCAACGACTTTGGCCCATGTTGCAGCGGCGCCGAAGGTCATGGAACCAACACCAGTGGTGTTTACAATACCGAGGAATTCACCACCGGCACCAGTACCAAACAAGCCCAAAGAGTCACGCTTGATAGCTGCTTGACGGGTGAGGTCATCACGAATGAGGAACTCTGCGTCCAGTGTGGTTTGTGCCAGGAACTGGCGGGAAGCCTGAACAACAGCACTCAAGCGGTGCGGGGTGGCTTTCTTGTTGCCTGTTCCCAGGTTGGTTTCTGTGGTAGCGCCAGTTTCGGCAGGTGTACCAATGGTGGAACCGCTGGTCTGAACAGGGTACTCGATGTCACCTTGAACATCGTTCAGGTTACGCGCGCCCATTGCATTGAGAACCTGCTTGTTCCGCAGAAGTTCAATGAAAGAACCCTGGATTGTTGGAACCCATGCTCCGCCTTGACCGAAGTTATTGGCAGTCATGTCGCGAGATACCATACCGCGTTGAATAAGACCCTCAACGAACTGATTGCTCATTTGGCATGGGTCAAAGTTGCGCTCAACGACTTCGCGAGGCAGGAAAAAACCAGGACCTTCAACAGCACGGCCAATAGTCTTCTGTGCTTCTGCTGAGAGTTCAGCTTCGATACCGTCGAGGGGTTGACCACTGACAAGCTTCTGACATGCACGCATGATGCTGAAGCGCTCAACGTCTTTTTCGCTTGCGCCAGTCTTGCCGGCGTCGGGGTTCTGGCGACCGACAACAACTTGTTTCTTGTCGATTTCCTGCAGAAGGTTGGAGCTGAATTCACCAACACTCAAACCGCGAGAGAGGGCGTCAATTCCGAGATCTTCGCAACCGTGCTTTTTGGCAAGGCGCATAATGTCTGCGGCTTTTTCGTTACCTTCTTTCTTGCTGGTTTCTGCCATTTCGCGGCGCACTTCCTTTTCAACCTTTCCGCGGACTTCGCGTTCGAGCTGTTCGAGGCTAACGGCCTGTGCAGTTTCTTTTACTTCGGGGTCCATATTTCTGACCTTTCTTTTGATTTTCGCTTTCGGGTTAGGGTGTTCGTCGCCAACATTTGGCAAGCTACAAGACTCCTCGAGAGACCGACCGACGCCGACGGTGATGTCAGCAGGATAAGGTTCAAAGGCGAATCCCATGGGCTCCCAATCAATGGCCCGGAATACGTCGCCTTGCTCACCTGTGGACTCAAGGATTGCCGTGTGTACTTGTGCGTCAACAGACACATTCTTGCGGACCTTCGCCAAAACGTCCGCCTTGATGTCCTGTGCTCGCTGCGTTACTGAAAAGCGTACAGCTACCCGCAATTTGTCGCCGTCCAGCCATGCCCGTTCCACCGAACAAAGTTGATCGCCTCCATGCCGGTCGCGTCCTACGCCAGCAGTCTCAATGCGTTCCATCCGTACACTGTTTGAGGAATGATCCAAAATCAGGAACTCCCCGGGAAAGTCTTGGATAGGCTTCTCGCTGCTGATGGACATGACAATCAGGTTTTCATCCTGTTCATCTGTTTCAGCCCGGGAGATAACCAACCGATTAATCTTGCGGTTAACAATTTTCTTTTCTTCTTTATTCTTCACCTGTGTTACCCTCCTGGTTTAACGCGCCTTCAGAAGCTTGTTTTTCAACTGCCAACTCGTCGAGGTTGTCAAAGTAGTCGTTTGCATGCTCGCTTGTTACTTGGCTGTTAGTTCTCCATCCGTTGCGTACCATGCCCTCGTTAGTTTGCAGATCCTTCAGAGGATCAACCCACTGCCATCTGCGACCCTGCCAGTTATGAGGCAAAAACTTTTCGTACTTTGTTGCCGGTAGTGGGCGTCCGTTGGTCGTTGTAATGGCTCCAGAAAGCAACGCCCACTGTAGCCAGATGGGAAAGATCACATCAAGCAAGTCATCAACTTCATCACCCTGTAGGACCTTCCAGGAATCGCGCTCGTCAAGAGTGCCTGCGCGAATAGACGAGAAGTTCACGCCCTCTAGATCCATGGCAAACGTATTGTACTGGATATCCAAGCCCTGGGATATGTCGCGCTTGACTGACTTCTGATATTGGGCAAGGTTCGACATGTTGGCGGTCGGGTCGAGGATTTGTTTCTTTACTCCTGCAACGCCAATCTCTGATGTGCCAGGCTCCATAGTTGCGGGAGGGTTGAATTTCTTGATGTCCTCGTCTGTCCATTCGTCGGGCGTCTCGTAATACGTGCTTGTGCATGCCGTGATTCTGGCGCCGACTTCTTCAGCCTCTAAGAACTGATCATAGTTCTTCATGTCGCGGAATACAGCGTGTGCCCATGATATACCACGTGCCTGATTCTCAAACATCTGGACAAATGAATGGACTATCTCGCTTGCTGGGATCCGGATGCGTTCTCCGTTCCAGTTGCTATTCACTTCGTATGGGGTTTCTGTGAACATGTGGAAAGCTAAGGGGCGATTCCACTTGTTGTATTCAACACCCATCACAATGAAGTTGCCATTATTGAGCCTTGCACTGTATTGGTAGTCGAGTGTTTCGACGGGGATCAGCTGTAAAGCAAAGTTGAACTTGTTGCCAGCTTGCTTTCCCTCGATCATGCGGACAAGGTATTCACCATCCCGGGCCTTGTCTCTAACGCTCTTTCTGTGGGCCTGCCTGAATGAGTAGCGACCGCAGACAGTGGCAACGCCTTTCTTGCCCCACTCTTTGAAGCCCTTCTCAATAGCGTTCCTGGCTTCTGTGTCAGGCGTGCCGTTGGGATCGTTTACAAGACTTCGCAATACAAACCCCTCACCCACAATGTTTCTTTCGCATAGACCTAGAAAGCGCTTCATGTTTCGGTCGTTGCGTCCGAGATCTCTACCGCGGTTTAGCATCGTTGGCTGTGAGCTTTCAATCTCTTGATTGGTTGAAAGGCTCGACGTCATCCAGTCAGCTGTAAGGCGGTTATGGGCTGCCCCTGCAAATGCCCGTTCAATCACCTTTTTCTGAGGTGTCTTTCCTGTGATCTTGTTCCAAAGTCTCTTTACCCTATTCACTATTCCGGCCTCCCGAATATGTGCCTTATCATCCTGGCAGCGTTCAAGGCTGATGGATCTGATGCAGTGGCACACTCCAAGCCTTCATTAAATAGTTCGTCATTGAAATACTTGCGCATCTCCCTCAATTCTTCCCAAGAGTATCGCTTGATTTTCTTTCCGTTGACCTCCGTCTCCATCTGGTCGCGGTTCGCCTTACCCTTGAGCATTGCGTTGATTGCGTCCAGGATGATTTCTACATCACTTCGTGGGTCGGAGGTATCAGAGGAGAAGTCCGGGAGAACTTCCATATCTCCACAGCAGACCTTGAATTTGTCTGTACCATCATCAACAAAGGCTTGCCACTTGTAAGAGCCTGGAGTGTAGGCTGCGGTTGTGGCTGGAGCTACGTCAATCAGATAGTCTGTGCCATCTGCTGCTGCGGTGATATTGAAAGTGGTGGTACCGGTGGAAAGGAGGAAGTAATAATTCAGAGTCCAGGTGTCTGCTGGATAGTCGGAAAGGCTCTTTGTCCATTTCCAGGACTCGCCTGCAACTAGGCTGCTCGGTTCTGTATCGGGTAGGTTATCAGTAGACAAGAGAAGTTCTCCGTTTGTTTGCACTAATTATGCAATGGAGAACTTCTCAATTCAATACAAGCGGCGCCAGCTTGCGCCAATCTGTAGCAATCACTTGCGATCAGTGTCGATCAATGTCAATCCGTGTTGATCGGTTTCAATCACTCGCAATCGCGCCATTTTGCTAGCTTGCTCTTTCTGGCTTCAATCCTTTCACCCAATACGGTTATTGGTATTGGACCGCGTCCGTTTGGTGGTTCCTTTCTCCACCTTCTAACCGTTGTTGCTGAGACGTCCAAGAAATCACAGATCTCCTGTAGACCGATAAGCCTGTCGTGCTTGTCCATTCCTACCTCTTTAGCCAGGTACCGGCTGGCCTTTGTGTTTGTTGTTCTGTTGTCTCTTCTGGCTTGACTACGCCACTCTCTGCCAGCTTCATAGCTGACTTGATTGTTTCAATAAACCTGCGCCTGCCAGTGAGGACCAAAAGCATTTTCTCACAATCAAACCAGTCGCGCCGTTCATTGCCTTTACAGTCCCAATTCTGATGTCTCTTGCTTGCCTCAGTGTCTCCAGCCCTGACAGCTGCCAGATGTTCCAGGTAATCAAACGTTGAATCCTCGCTACTATGCAGGAGCTCAACCGGTGGCAATGACCAGTAGTTGTTATTGCGGTCGGGCTGGTTATACATCTGCCTGATAATCTTGATCTGTAATCGTCCAGCATCACACAACAAAAGCTTGATTTGTCCAGGTGTCTTACTCTTGACATACATCTGCTGCTGAGAGCTTGCCCCCTTATACTGCCAGATGTTTTTGCATTCCTTGGCAAGCAGCTTTACGTCGTCTGCATTTGTTCCGCCCTGGTCAACGATGGCGAGTGTTACCGGTCGTTTGCAGTAGGTGGCGGAGAATACGTTTTTGAGCTCCTCTCTACTTGTGGCAAAGCCTGCTTTCAGGAGGTATGTATTCCAATTCTTATCAATGCCCCGAATGATCCAAAACCAACCCCATGGATTCTCTTGCGTGTCAGCAGCTCCGACTACTGCGAGTATTTCCGATTCATCCGGCAATGGGTGGCAATGGGTCAGGATGTCGTCACGGCTTGCTTTCTTCTTCTGGTTTACGGGCATGGCCACCCCGCACCATGAGTTGAACCATGTCCTCTCAAGCTCGTACTCGTTTGAGCGCTTTGTGTTCTGGCGTTGCTTTGCCATCTTGACCCATGAGTTTGCCACCCAATGACCCGTCTCTTTGCGCTTATATGAAGCAAGCCCACCAACAAGGTAACCCCTGCTCTCGTACTCCTGGGGGGATTCGTGCACATACCCTCCATACTTGCACATTTCCTCAGTGTCATCTTCGTTATGGTAGGCGTGGCACTTTGGACACTGCAGCCTGAGACTCTCCGGAATAATGATCCCGTTGTCATCTTTTGCCCATTGCAATCCGCCGATCCACTGCTGATTATACTGATCCCTTGAGCTGTCAATGATGTGGGATGGGATTGCGAGCTCTCCACAATCCAAACAACGAAGGTGCCAATATCCTTGGCTTGTCGTCTTGAACAGCATCCACTGCCCTGAGTTTTGTTCGTTGCCCTTTACTGAGGAGATCACAGCCAGACAACCAAGTCCCCTATTACTGAATCTGCGCCGGCGCTTCTGCGCGTTCTCAAGCTGTGCCCTTCTCTTTGGTAGGGTTAGGGGCCAAGTGTCGTACTCGTCGCAAATGAAATCACGTCGTGGGTATGAAGTAAAATCTGCACCTGCACCACTGAAGTGGACGTTTCCTGTGTTGGTCTTGAGCCGTTTCTTGATAAACTTCATCTCCCCCGATAGCAGCTGTTCCCTAAACTCTGGTATCATTTCAAGCAGGGGTTTGATAATGGAATCATTGATATCGGCGGCTTTCTCTCTCTCTTCGTATGCAACCTGAATATCGCCCATATGATGTTTGATCTTGTAGAGCAGTGGCATTTGCCAACAGAAGGACTTCCCAAACTGCTCAGGGGCAATCATGCAAACAATATCAACCTCCGGGGTATTCTGTGCTATGATCGGGTCTACCTGGTAGGGTTCAAGCTGTACATTCCTCCCCCGGTCTATATCGGTGGACGTGTCTGGGAGTTGTACCTGTGTCTCAATCCAGGAGATAATATCCATTGGAGTGAGGCTGTTCAACTTCTGATCCAGACGAGAGAAAAAGAACTTTTTGAATCTTCCTCAACAGACGAGTCTATCCCTACCGGAAAGCGGATCTCTGAAACAAGCTTGTCAACTGTGTTCAAACCTAAAATAACTCCATCTGTCTGGTTTCTTTGTTGATTCTGTCTTGCATAGCCTGAAAGTAATCCGGGTCAAGCTCTGAGCCGGTTAGGTCAAAGCCCATGTAATAGCAGGCAATCGCGATAGATCCTGAGCCGAGGTGTGTATCCAGTATCTTATCGCCCTCTTTGGCGTAGTTCTCCAGAAGCCATCGGTAGAGCGCAACGGGCTTTTGTGTTGGGTGAAACCTGACCTCCTTGTTCTTCATGTCCTCTTGAATCATGCCATTCCACCTATATCTAAAATACGTAACCCTTTTGTGTTGGCTATAGCTGGCTAATTCACAATCTGAGAAGTCCCCACTTGATTCCTTGTGCCAGACTATTCGCGAGACGTGAGGAATGAATTTAGCGTAATAGTTACAGCCCCATATAATTTGATTTCTGGATACCCTTTGAATCTCCTTAAAGTATGATTCATCCGGCAAGTACCAACCCGCAGTTAGTGGCTTTATCGCAGTCGAGTTCGCACACGTTGGATTGTAGTATTGTGGCGTTCCCCTATTCTCAAAATACGGCGGGTCCACAATCGCCAGCTCAAAATGATTATCCGGATATTCCTTCATGAGCTCCATGCAATCCATGTTGCGTAGGTTAAGTTTTCCGTACTTCTTCATGATTTAGCCACACCTTTCTGACAAGCCTGTAGTGCCTTGCTTAGTTGCCGGACTTGTTCGGGGGTGAAGTTCATTCTGGTAATCTCTGTAAAGAACCGATCAAGCTTTCCGTTTATTTCTGAAACAAGCTCTCTTCGATACTGCTCAAGACAAGCCTTTTGGTACTTGCCTATCTGCGCTTTGTTCTTCTCGATAACAACGGCCTTGCCCTCATAGTCGAGCTCTCTGAGTTTCTTCATCTCTTCCGAGAGTTCATCACCTGGAGAATCATCTACCTTGGGTTTTGGCTTCCTTCCTCTTGGTTCTTTCTTGATCTGACACCATGCCTCTATCACATCCCACTGCGCATCATTACCCGGCCAGTCTGGAAGCTTTCTCCACTTGGCAAGGGTATGGGCTGACGTTCCCAGTTTCTTAGATGCTTTGGCCAGCGGGAGTCCTCCTATTACAACCCGCTTAGCCATTATCCCAATGTTCTCCAAAAGTCCTGGTTGAGTTGTGGCCGATCAGAGTTACCAAGCAAAGAGGAAATGCGCTCTTCTTTGGGTGGTAGCTTCTTATATGAAAACCAAGTGNNCTCCATGCAATTCGGGGTCAACACTTCGCGTAGTCCCTTTGCGCATCGCCAGCAATCAAACACGAAATAGATGATGCCGTATTCCTCAACACTGCCAAGATCCCTGATATCCATCCGGTTCCCGCAACTACACAGTTGCTCTCTGTCTTTTACTTTCTCCATTTCTTGCATTCCCTATTGTGTAGGATCTGAGTCAATATGCCTACGGTTGTGATCAGTAATGCGAAGGTGATTAGGTACATGATTTATCCTTTGATGAACTGAAACCGGACCTTGTCTGGTCCGCGTCTCTGTGTGGTGACCTTCATTCCATGATTGTTTGCGTGAGCATACAGACCAGCGAGAAAGCTTCCTTGATCGCATTGATAGTGCACTCCCTGCACAACCTCATACGTGCGACCATCTACCCACGACTTCCATGGGTATTTGACCTTGATGTTTCGCTTGATTGGTTCAACTATCCTGCCCGTGTCCATTTTCTCTGTTTCCTCCTGAGTTATATATCACTTATAACAACATAACATTATAGTTCGACATGTCAACATAAATTAAGCTTTGACATACACATTTCGCAAAGCTCTCCTATATCGGAAACACCCTCACTGTTTGAGCGGGTGCAGTGGGTAAGCTCTCCAACGTATCCGCATTGCTCGCATTGATTCGGGCAGTCGCCTGTATTGGCCAGCCAGTGCGTGCAGTTGTGGGAACGTCTATTGGAGAAGCCTTCAATACCTGGATCAAAGCAATCGCACGCTTGGCACATTTCGTTACTTGTTCTCATTCTTCTTTTCCTTCATTCGTTGGTTGAGCCTGTTCCACATGAGCACCGCGAACACAGGAACAAAGCGTCTATGTATGGTGACATGGTTATCACATCTCTGATTCATGCATGCAAGCTTTGACCAATTGGCCGACAACTTGAATTTTGGCGGCATCCTGAAACCACACTCATGGCACCACAGGAGACAATCGCTATATCTGTCATTCAACAACGATGCCTCTATTATATCATCCTTCTTCACTATCCTACCTTTTTAATATGCCGCACAATCAATCCTAGTATGCCGTGCTGACGTTTTGTTTTGTTTTCCGAGGTCGATACGCCTGGACTGTTTTTGGAGCTTAGCGTTCGTTTATTTACATTTGAGAATCTTCAACTTGATACTTCGACGCATACCGGCCACGCTTTCGCTTGCGCTCTTCTGCCCAAATTGCCGACTGCTTGAGGATCGTCCTCGCCATCTCAACGAAAGACTCGTCTCGCTTAGGATTGAGCTCACAAGGCTGTTGGGTGAGAGGGTCAAGCTTGCCGTGAAAGTGATTGCTGAGCCGCTGGTATTCGCTGCAAATGTTCTGCGCTTCCCGGTGGGTGTGAGTCACACCTTGAGCTGAAATGATTGCATGGTGCTTCTTTGGGGTCAAAACCTTGGCATGTGGTCGCTTCTCGATTGCCCACCTGATTACCCGTTGACCTCTGGGGCAAGTGCAGGGGATCGATGACACAAGGCAGAACTTTCGGAGGTCGTCATTATCAACCGGTTTAGCCTCGAAATCATAGCGCAAGTAATCGCCATCTGGGACAAGCTTCATGCACCACGGGCTGTAGGCTGTGTCCTTCACGACGGCCAAAACAACCTCCTCATTCGTCCATCGGTCGTCCGTTGCTGTGACCATCCATCGCCTACCGGTGCTCTGACAGTAATCGCAATCGGGGAGTTCCTTGGATTCCGTGACTGCTCGCTGATGCTTGCTGATCCGGAAATAGACCGCTTTGAACTCCAGTAGGCTTGGCATATCCCGGGTTCTGTCAAACCTCTGCGAGTCCTGGCGTTCCTTCTCGAGGGTTCGAAAGGTTTCATTCACCACCCGCTCAGAGACGTCGGGTTCGTTGAGAAAGCTCAGAAAGCCCTCAAGACCCCAAGCGCTTGTCATGGTCCGCCAAGATGCTGCCCACTGAGCAAACAACCATTTCTTCCCGTCTTCGCTAACAGCCATGCCCTACCCCCTTCTGCTCGAAAATGTCAAGCTTCTGCTCTGCTTCCTGGATCAGCCGGGAATGATAGTCGCCCTGATGGTTCTGGTTCTGCGGTGATTTGAAACCCTGAGGACTTCCGCCCTTGTTCCGAGAAAGCCAGTTCGACAAAAACCGACTGATTGCCTTTTTGCGATTTGACGGATTATCGCCAAGCCACATTTTCGCTCTCATGATTTCTGTTGCGATGTCAACGCCGGGGTATGCTTCCTTCCACTCCTGCAAATCCTTCTCCAGAATTCCAGACAATTCGCCTGTCTCGTAATCGTACCGGATTCTCTTGGCTCTTGGAAGTTTCTCAAATGGGATTTCCGGTTTCTTTTTCTCTTCCGTTTCCGAGTCGCTCCCGTCCGCGAAAGATATATTACTACTTCTTATATTCTTTTCATTCTTATCATTCTTAGTATGTGCCCTTTCTGTGCCCTTTCTGTGCCCTTTGCTTGCCCTTTCTCTGCCATCTTGCGTGCCCTCTTCGGATTCAAGATCTTGATAAGTGTCGTAATTGCAGATAGTTAATATGGTCCCTTTCTGTGCCCTTTTGTGTGCCACTTCTCCGGTACTTTCTAAACGCTTGAGGCTAACACGAATTTTCTTGATTGACAGTCCAGTTCCTTTCGAAAGAGACCGAAGAGACGTCAAAAAAGTGCCCCGTTTTATCGTCTTTCCACGCCATTCCTTGTCCCTGTGATTGGCTTTCAAAAGACAGTAAAGGAAGAGCCTTGATGTGTTGCTGTCGTCGTACCATTCCCAATCCAAAAAGGACCTATGGAGCTTTACCCACCCTGACATATTAACCTCGCTATTTCTCTGTTTGAATCTTCGATATCGTTCCAACATGCGTCCATCTGGCTTTCAAGCGCCAGGCAAAGGGTATCCATCCCAACAAGGGCCGCTCCTGCCAGTCTATTGGCAATTCCTGACTTATACTCAAGGCAAGCCTTTACGTGCTTCTCCAGGTTATGAACCCGGGTCATCCTGGCAAGCTCGTCATTGCTTGAGGGAGGATTCTCCCTTCCTTTCCATTTATCGTCCGACATAGTCCTACCTGCTTTGCTTGTGTTCGTATATGATGAACTTGACCCACGCAATGATCACGACAACCCCAACAAGAGAAGCGCCGGCAATAAAGCAGATGATCGGGTCAGCTGGGATATTGAATGTCGCAAATACCAGTGCCATCACACCAATACCACAACAGGCAAGGATGCAGGTGCTTGCTACCATGAATAGAGTCACGAATACTGCGACAATCTTGAGGATGATGATCATGGTCTTTTTCATTTGGCCAGCTCCTTTGTGTCTTTCTCAAAGTATGCCCCGTCCGGTCCACAGTTCAGAGATAGGAGCGACGCGAAGAACCCGAGCTTTTCCCGTTCATCCCTGCAGAACCGAAAGCGGATATTTGGAACCATGTTCCCGGTTACGTAGTCAAATTTGATCCTTCTTATCTCTCTGGCATAGGTCTATAGGTACAGCCCGGCCAAAGAAGTCCACGTGCGAAACAATGTGGTGCTTACATTTGAAGCAGTTGTTTTCAAGAAATGATTTCATACTTCCTCGCTGTCATACTTGAGGGTGAAGTCGAGAAACAGTTGTTCAGGTTCACATGCCTTGTTCTGCTGTTCTGGCTGCTCAATGACTGTGATTCGTACACCTGGAACAACACCCCATTTCTTGAGACCACAAAGGCCTATGACCTGTTTATCATCTACAAACACGACTCCATTCATGCCGTCATTGATAGCCCGAAACAGCTTGTCAAGGTCTGGGGCCTTCTGTGGCCACACCTTGCGGAATGCAGTCTTCAGGAAGTCCTTCAGTCGCTTGCTGCCTTTGAAATGGCTCTGTGGGCGTTGAAGATAGAAGGTGGCCATGACCATGACCGGGGTATCGAATGCACCTGGATGGTTCCTCATTGCAAAGTCTGCAGCTTGCTTTATCTGCTTCTCCCAAGCCTTGAGCCCCTTGGCCGCCGGGCGAACATCACAAAGGGGCTTCCAGATGCCGTTCAGTATCTTGTCTGCAACATTGAGTTGGCGTTCCCTTGATCGATATGGCCAGTTCTTCAGGAAGGGAATTGCGGATCCCTTCGCTATTGGCTCGCCTTTCACTTTGAAAGAGACGTAGTTCATTTGTAGATTTTCCTTCTCTTTTTCTGATCCTTGTCCCAACAATCAACGCACTGGTTTAGCGGGTTGCACTGGCTACATGTTGTCTTTGCTGTGTGGCCCTTCCATAGGCTGGAGCGTTGTCGCTTGGCATGGTTAGGTGTTCGTGTGTCTTTATCACCCTTCACTTATAGTCTCCTGTATACAATAGATCTTCTCTTTCATAGCTCGACCTGAGCCACTCCGGACTAGTATAGTCTCTAGTGGCTCCCTATTCCTCACCTCCAACCAATTCCCTTCGCCCTCCAATATTTGACCATTTGCAGGTCCACCAATAGCTGGTCCTTTACTCATCCTTCTTCTCCAATTATGTAGGCGTTAGGTTCCTCAGTCTCCACCCGCGACCTCTCAACCATGCGGTATTGAGAGTCAAGGCAAAAGCCGTTACCAGAATGTAACCATATTGATTTAGTCCAACCTAATGAGGGGGTCCATGACTCAATCACCTTCCCGTCATCCCAGTGTGCTTGTAAAGCATCCTTGTGGGCCTGAGGATAGTAGCGGTACTTGTAGGCTTGCCATAGGTCGTTCCCTCGCTTGCCGTCTCTTTCGATGAGCTCTAATAAACAATCTTTATACACAGAACAAAAATGCCCTTGTTCTATCCAGCTCACCTCATTCTCTGCAATTGCATTTATAGGAGAAGTCACACTGTATTCATCCCAACGCCAAATATCCCCAACCTGCGGCGTTATCTCATTCTTACTCATCGTTTTGCCTCGCTCTAAGCATTTTCGGCACGTGACTACACCTAGTCTCTCTCTGTTTATTTGGTGCACAGCTTCCGGGCCTATTTTCTCAATTAATGATTCGTTTTCCTTTTCAGTGAGAACAATGCTAAAAGATTGGTTTTCTCTGCATACCTCACGCTTCCAAGGTCCGAACCGCTCAGATGTTGTAAAGACGCGGCTCATTCTGTCGGCTCCTTTGCTACTGATAGGTCTTTCAGGATATCATCGGCGCGCTCCTCGATGCATTCGCGGCATAGGCAGTTATCACCTAGTGAGGGCTGGTGTGCGCATCCAATAATGGTGTATTCCGCGCTGCGAAGCTGTTTCAATGCCTCAACCAGCCCGTGATGGGCGTTGCAGGCGCGGACGATGTAGGCAGCACGTTCTTCGTTGGTGGATCGTTCCTCATTGTCTCCTCCACAGCACGCCGCATATTGAATGTCGCTGCCTATACTTGCGTCATTTTTTGTCCTTACGATATTGGGGCGACCTTCCATTACCTCATAAGGTAGCCCTAAGAGTTCGCGTTCGTTACTCATAGTTCTACATTCCCAGCTTTTCTTTAATCGCTATAGCTACGGCGGCAGAGGCTTCCTGTTTCATGGCCTCCCGGATCATCCCTCTAATATCTTTATAAGTCCATTCTTTGATAGCATCGCGGATGGCCTCTGTCATCTCGTCCTTAGCGATCTCACGTACAGCTCGTTGGAGCTCTTGCCACACTTCTTGTTTGAGGAGGGTTATGGTCTTTTCGTCCAACTCGTACTCGTCCCTGCTCCAGATAGACCCTTTCTTTACTTCTGTGAGACCTACAGACTTCGCGTGTTTCTTCACCGCCTCAATAGCGAGGTCCTTTGATTTCTTCATCTCTGCCTCTAGAGATCCGGAGAACTCTTTGATGAGACGTCGGGAAAGGGCGTCGGTGATATTGGCCACCCCTCCCTTAAGAATTTGGGCCTCTACCTCTGGGTGATCGTCTAGAAGGTATTGAAAGTCTTTACCTGTAAGGTTTAGTTTGATCATGTCTATTTACTCCAATCCTTTGCCTTTGGCTTGCAATACTCGCATGGGACGTGCTCAACAGTCTACGACATGTCCACAGTTAGAGCACTTGTAATAGTATCGGCTCATCAGTCCAACCCTCCGGGATTTCCGGATTGTTCATGGTTACTCATTTCTTCCCCTTCAGTGTGATGGATTTGCTTGCCTTCTTTCTTGTGGTGGGAACAAGCTCCCGAAACATCTCAACGCCTGATCTGACTGTCTCGACCTTTTCCAGTGCAATAAAGCGACGGGCAGCAAAGCCCTCAAAGTCAGCAATGCGAAGAGTGCAGAATGACAGGAACTCCTTAACTGTGACATGCTCCTGAATTGCTTCGTATGCCTTCTGTAGGTCCTGGCATTGTCTGGCGCCTTTCCTCTCTTGGATCTCGAGACGGCCAATAGATCCGCCTGCCTGGTCGGTCAACTGCTTGCACTGAGCCTTGATTTTCTTTACTACCTTCTCGACCATCATTGCTTTTTCGTACATCTCTTCAGCGTTGGATTTGGTGATCTCAACAGACTGAGACATCATGAGTTCATCGCGAACCTTGTCGGCCTTTTTGCATTTGCCGAAAGTCTTGCAGTACGTGCACTGTGTGCCGGCACAACGCTTAGCCGTAGGGTGTGACGCTCTGCGAATGATCCCAGCGATCAAGTCACGGATCTCATTGAATTGGGTGAAGGTGTATGGCTTATGCTTCTCAACTACTCGAGGCTGAATGATCATTGCCACAACCTCGCCAATTCCTAGCATCTGGTGAAGAGCCAAAGCATAGGCTGCAAGCTGTAGATTGCTTGATGCCTGATCAACCGGGTTTCTCCCGAACTTGAAATCAACCAAGACAATCACAGTTTTTTCTACACCGTTTTTGGTGATCTCCCCAATACCATAGGCATCAGGTGTTCCGAAGGTGATTTCATTCCAATCCTTGTCGTATACGGATACTCTCTTCTCGACAACCCACTCCGCCACATGATACTTTCCGGCAAGGGCGTCCAGGTCCTTCTTTGCGAAGTGCAGAACGGATTGCTGTTCCATGCTAAGAACGGCATTCTGTTCCTTTGTCCGCCATACTGCTTCGTGTAGCTCTGTTCCTTCCTTTGCGTCTTTGTTGCTGATCTCTTTGAGACCTCTTTCAGCGTGCATACTTCCAGGACATCTCCATCGCCGATATAGGCTTGACGGTCCATTTTCGTGGTGTTTCATGTTAACCTCTTGTTTACTTGTTCATCCTCTACATCTATTGAATCGCTATACACACCATCCACAGATCATCCGTCCACATGTGGGGCACGTGCATCCATAGCGACTGTCTGAAAAGGGCTCAAATTCGATATCGTTGTCGATAAGTGAGGACGACCTTTCCCGCCAAGCGTCGCAAGCATTATCTACATTCCAGTCAGCATCCGGAAAGTCACTATTGATTTGAGACTCGACCTCGTGGCACTTGCAACCTGCATCCTCATATGGCTCCATGATTCATCCTCTTTTGGGTTGAAATTGCTCCCGCCACCTCGACGGGAGCGTGTGTTCAGAATTGCTAGCGCCTTGCTTATTCGCCACCTCTCTTTTCGTTTGCTTCCAATGGGCTTGTCTCGACCTCATGACCAAGAATGTCGATCACATCTGAATCGTCCTGTTCCTCTCCCATTGCAACCGCGTTATCGTCCTTGATTGCTGCCTGTACCGCATCAATTGACATTGGGGCACGTTTGAGAAGCCGCTTAATGACTGTCTTTTTTGCCATCTCGTCATAGTCGGTTCCCCAAGGAGATTGGTTGGATTTGCCAGACCTCGACCGCCCACGTATCTTGTCGATATCGTGCTTGCTCATGACCTCGAAATCATACCCGCCATCCTTTAGGGTGAACACGGCATAGTATCCAAGGACCTTTCCTCGATCAGTGAAGTAGTCGGGACGGTGGACAATCTTCCGGCCTTCTGTTCCCTCGATGACTTCAAAGTCGTCATTCTTGTGGACTGCCCGTCCATATACTTCCTTGATCTCCCCAGACTGCCGGGCCAACTTGATAAGACCGCGATAACCTGGCATGAATTGGGCTTTGTTTTTGAATGGAACAAGGTAGCCCTCACCTAATGGGGAGTTTGGCTCAATGCCCAAGCGGAAAGCCTTTAGGGTAGAGATGAAGATACTATCGGGATTGCATTCAGCAATTGCGGGGGTTGTGCTAATGGCGTTGATGACTGAGCCCACAAGCCTTTCGTAATTATTGAACTGAGGGGGCAAGCTCTTGATGATTGCCGTTCTGTTCCTTTCCAGTAGGCTCTTCACTTTCTTTGTGCACTCAACGTGCGGATTCTTTCTTACGAGGTCAGACATTGTTGTCTCTCCTGATTAGCTTTTCCATTTCGTTGGTGACGTCTACCATCATGCGAACGTCAACCATTGCGTCGTGAGCGTTTTCTTGATGGACTCCCAAATGCTTGGCAACCGTCTCTAGCTTGTGATCCTCAAGCGTAGGAAACAACCACATAGCCAACTGCAGGGGATCAAGTACTTTGTAGTCTGCTGGAAGGAAACCAGCTCCGAGCCGCTTGTACCATGACTGCAGGAAAGGCGCATCAAACGAAGAGCCGTTGTATGCAACCGTTTGGGCAACCTTGAAAGATCGACCGGTTCGCTTTGAAGTCCTGGTTACGTCTGAGTGTCTCCGGAGAAATAGAGAAAACTCTTTGGCCGCCTTCATCGGGGGGATTGCTTCCTTTTCCCAATCTTCTTTGTTGTAACTGTTTACTTGCAAAGCTTCGGGTGATGCAAGGTCTACCCGGAACTTGACCTTCCTTTCAAACTCTTCGCCTGTTTCCGGACACATAGCAGCAATCTGAATAATCGCATCCTTGTCCTTGTTCAGACCGCCCGTTTCCAGGTCGTAAAATACACGCTTCATTATGGACCCTTTTTTCTAAACAACGATCACAAACCCTTGAGAACTTCCAGTCTATGACCTTTTCAACATTGAATGGCTGACAGCATTTCGAGCAGGTTATCTGCATGGCATCTACCGGGGGACTTCCCGCCCCGGCTCGGGGTTGCGTTCTAGTCCCCGATCTCTTGTTCGTCGGGGGCTGTGGCCTCTACCTCTTCTCCTGTGTCAGAATCTTTTTCCCTGTTCCGCTCAATGAAGCATGCCCGGCACAGATGCCCGTTCTCGACCGGCTCCATGTCCTCTTGCTCATACTCCGAACTGCAATCAACACACTCAATCAACAAAGGCAATGCCTGCTGTCTCTCGAGGTCTGTGATCTCACGTTCTTCGACAAGATCGCCGTTGTCCTTCCTGGTGATGGTAACCTTGTCAGCATTGTAATCATACACACAGACACAGTCCACGAACTTCTCACGGGCTTTGGTCTTGAGCAGCTTGTTCAGTTCTTTCAACTTCGGGTCAGCACACTTGATTTCCTTTGAGAGCTTTGACGCCTGATCCTTATGATCGGAGATCAGTTCCTTCTTTTCTTCGATGGCATCATTCAGCTCGACGAGTTCATCCACCACTTCCATGACCTCTTCGTTCGTCATCTTGCAAGGTAGGTTGATAGCCTTTTCCTTCGTGATGATGTTGTCATCCTGTTTACTCTGTGCCACTCTGCGGCCTCCTGTTTGTTTTTTTGTTGCTGGCGTTTGCATTTGCCATTATATCAACATAATGTTATAACAACATAACGCAAACAGCAACGGACAGAAAATCATGAAAAAAGCTCTGACAGTTCTGATACTGGCCTCAAACATTCAAGCCGGAACCTATAAGAAGGATGGAAGCTCACCCTATAGAAAGAAGGTAGAGTTCACCAGGCACACTGAGAAGAAAGGGAAGATATCCGGGGATGTCGAGAGTGAATACCACGTGAACCGGATAGAAAACACATTTGCTCTGATCAAAGGAAAGTGGACTGTTGTTCGTGACTTCCGGGCCACTGACTCAATCGTCCTCTACACTGACTCGGAACACAAGCCAATCCGGATATACTCAACCGACCGCCAACTACTCAAGACATACGCGGCCTACGTTCGGGAAGGTGAACAGGTAGCCGGAAAGTCAAAGCTTCTCAAGGCAATCACAGCAGACATTGCCAGCATCAAGGAAAGGATAGCACAAGCGAAAAGGAGCAGGGTCGAAGCAATCAAGTCCATTGAGGAAATGGAAGCCAAAGCAAAGGCATACAGTCGAGCCAATCAAACAAGGAAAGGACGGGAGGCAATCAAGAAAGGAAAGATCACAAGGCCAGCAAACGAAACGATAATTGAAACCCGGGAGGTATCCGAAAAGATCAAGGAAACAATCGAAGCTCTCCAGGTGGAGGAGGTCGAAGCAAAACAGGAACTCGAAAAGGTGAAGAGGTCGTAATGTTCGAAAGATGCAACATCGATATACCTGTGATCTTATCCACAGACTATGAACCAGATTCAAGCTTCACCTATTTCGATTTGCGCAACGTGTACATACCACCGAGGCCATTGAGGTCATGTATATCTTTCTTGCTTGACTTGAATCTGAATCATGAATTGCCTTGAGCACCAATGGGATTGTGATTTCTGGCGCAGTGTATGGCAAGCTACTCCATGGAAGAGTGAGTTCCTCTAGATCGGCAACATCCACCAGAACCCGGAGATGTTGAAATGAATATAGGGCAAAAGAAGGAAGAGAGGATGGGTAAGAAGCAGATAGACAAGGATAGAGATAAGCAATTCTCGAAAGCATGCAACATCGGACTTGATGAACTAAAGGAAGTAAAAGAATCGCAACACGCGCACATCACCGACCGGCTCGATAGGATAGAGGAGAAGCTCAACGTTCTACTTGCTCTCTATTCATCCGAACCAGACACTTCAGAATACACAATCACCCCATGCTCCGAATCTGGAGTATGTAATCAATGCGGAGATCCTAACAAAGTTCTGTGCCAAAGATACTCCACAGAAGAGAATTCGGGGGGCTCTTGATTTGGGTTTTGAATCTTCAGAAAAAAATTGAGGGAAATGGGCCTCTCGTTTACC